TTGCCGACTGGCCAGCTCCACCATCAGGAGGCGTTTGTGTTTCGTCGTCGCTCGCCATGCCAAACATCTCGTCGATGTCAGCGGGCGTGGCAGCTTCTGCTGCTTCAATGTCTGCCATATCAGGCAGGTTGGCGGTTGATCCTACAGGCTCCTTACCGGGCATGCTCTGGCTCCTTGGTTTTTGCATCGGCTTCAACCGACACTGCTAACTCTCGCACAGTCTGTATGACTAATTCAATCCCTTGTATCTTACCTTGTAACACGCCAGCGCGCCAGCGCCCATTGTCATCGCCCATATTCTGATAACTCAGGGCGGCATAAAGACCTTGCCTCGAGCCAAAGATCAGACCCAGCAATACGCCAAGTCCTTTGCTCCCGAGCAATTCCATTATAGCACGCTCTTCATCGCTGTTTCGTGGTGTTGTGAGGACTGGCAGTTTGTCAATCCAGGCATCCATTTCTCTTGAGTTCATCGAAGGCTCCGTTCTTATTGAATTGGCCCTTGAGGCATTGCTGGCCCAAGTGGCACTGCACCGGGTGCTGCACCGGGATTAGCGGCTGCACCAGCCATGAAGGGCAATTGCCCCTGTGGCATCATCTGTCGCTTGAAGCTGTCGATGTTCGTTGCACCGCCCAGCTCGGCGACATATTGAAAGATTTTGCTGAGGCTGTATTCCTGCCTCAATTCGGGGTCTTTCGCGATCCCGAACATGATTTCCTTCCAAGTCTCAAGCATCGCCATCTTGTCGAACGGCAGCGTGCCGTCGCTGACTTGATAGTTATAGCTGCCGACAAGCATTTCGGGCGTCAGTTGCTGGGACGATGGCATCCCATCATCGCCTGTCATTTCGACCCACATTTTATCAGGCATGAATTGCTGAATGTTGCTTATCATCTGATTGGCAAGCGGCAGGAACGCTTGAGCACTGATGCGGATTGCCATAGATGACAGCCGTTGCGCACCAGCTTGCATGCTTTGTCTTGCCTCAGTTGCCGACCTGCGTCCACCAGCAGTCTGAATGCCTCGCAGGTTGTCATTGACGCCAGTGATGGTGTCAGCAAGGATGCGGATCGTCTGAATATCCGTCAGGTGCCGGGCGGTGACATCATTCACTTGCAGCTGATCAATGGCTTCCCGCACAGGAAGGCCCTGAGCCGTCTGCTTCAGCCGGATGACGCGGCCAATCGGGCTTGCTCTGACATCATTGATGTCCACTCGTGCAGGATCAGCAATGAACTGATTATTGATCGCTGCTCGGACATTTTCCATCCTGCTTGAGACCAGCCATGAAAGCACATCCTGGAACGGGCCGATCATGTCGTGCATGCTGATGGACATAAAGTCATGCCCGAAGCTGGTCGGTTCAGTTGCCGTCATCGGGTGCTGGTTATGCACCATCCCAAGCGGCTCAGCTTGGATGATCTGGCCCCGGAACCAGCTGAATTTCCACAGTTGGCTGTTAGTATCATCGCCCAGGCCCCAATCTTTCGGCACCAGCCGGACTGTGCCTTCACGGACGCAGCAAAACTTAGTGACATTCTGTGGCGTGACGAGGCTCTCGGCGCGGATGCCAATTTTCACCCTGCGACGGTTCTCGACGACGCTTGAGTCCTCATTCGTGCGGTAATTCCTGTCTTTCTCCGAGCCTTCGCGCACCCATTTCAGCTGATTGCGCTTTTCCAGGTCGCGAAGCGTGGTATAGCTCACCTGCGTCTCGCTGAACATGAAGTCGCCGCGAATGTTGCACTGATGGATCGGCACACGCGGGTCAGGCACTAACGAATACGGGTCAATCGCAGCAATTACGTTGCCAGCAAACACCGTTTCATTCACAAGCTGACGCTGACCGCCTAGCCACTGGATCGTTTGCCCTTGACGAGTCTCCCATCCGTTCTTAACGCAGCCAAAACCGTAGATCAGGGGGTCCCAGATAAGCTGCCAAAGCGTTTCTTGGCCTCTTGAGGCGTCGAGATTGTGCTGAAGCGCGATTTCCATGCGTCGAGCACGTTCTGTTTCTGTTCCGCGAGTCGCCAGCAGTGGGAAAACAGGCTTCCGGCCCATGAGAACGCTATGGATATACGTTGCTGCGGCGTGTAAAGTCGCATATGAGTATGGCACGATGACGCTCACTGGCTCTGGCGGGATCGCATCAGCTGCCTGTAGCGATTGCATCAACCGCTCGTAATCTTCCATGCTTGTAAAGGCCTGAATGCGCTGCTCCGCGAAGTTCCAGCGGTTGTAATGATCCCTCATCTTCCCCTTGCCGAACGTCCACATGGCATTGAGCTTTTCAAGCACCTTCATGTGCAGCTCACTGTCGGGCTTGAGCTTATCAATTGCTCGTTCATTCTCCGGTTCGGCGTCAGACATGAACCCGCGCATGCTGCTCATGCCAGCATCAGGCGGCGGGCTGTTCGTTCCAGGGACTTGTGAAGGCGCAGTTGCTCCATCGGACGACGGCGGCATCGGGGGAGCCATCATCCCACCGAACAATCCAGCACCTGCATCAGTCGCGCCGCTGAAGTCCGGCATCGGGCCTAGGCCAGATAGGCCGAAGATGTCTTGAGGGTTCGTTGCCATTCTAGGCTCCTATTACGAAATCGGGTAGCGGGTTCTCATCTTATCGGCCACAGGCCCGCCCTTGGTTATGTAACGATTAACAGTGGAATAGATAGGAGGCAAGACCTGTTCAACGGGCGCGTATTCGCCCTTGTTACGCTCCTCTTCCGGAATAACCAGTGCGCCAGTTTCACCGAGCAAGGCCAACGCTGAAGCACCCGCGTCAGCATAGTCCTTCTTTCCATTCGGCCAGTCGGCGATGTTGCTTTCCAGGCCCGAGAGTGGGCGTAAATGTCTCAGGAAGCCAGTGAGGTAGCGTGGACTGAGGAGGCCCACGATGCGATCATCCTTTGTGACCTTGCTGCCGCGCACAACTGGCGCAGCAACAAACCAATAGCGTCGGCGAGCCATTTCTTCGCGCAGCAGGAAGGCAAGAACCTTTTGGTATGCCTGAGCTTCAAAGCCAGCTAGCGTGCATTGCCATTTCTGATGAAGCATGAAATAAGCGTCGAGCATTTCGGACGGAGTTTTACCAAGGCCGCCCCACTCATCGAGCATCCATAACGCGCCATCTTTCTCGCGTCGGCCCGCCACGACGATTGCAGTATGATCTCGATCTGGCTGATCGCTAATGGCAGGGTCGCAGAAGATACTGACACTAAGCAGGGCCGAACGGAGAACTGGCTCATAGATAAACCTCGATGGGAACAGTGTGTCGTCAGCAATGCGGATAGCCGAGTCCAATTCCCTTGTGAACTCGGCCAGCTTTCCGATCCTCCGGTGACGCTCGCGCTCTTTGGAATACAGCGCGTAAGACATCTTATACGCCCAGAGCATGCGTGTATCGTCTGGATCAGCATAGCGTAGCTTTGCGCCGAACCTGACTGTGTTGAATTTCGGATCGCGGCTGAGCGTCATCATGAGACATTCGGCGCCAAGCAGCGTTCCGAGATTAATAATCTGCAAGTCGGCCTGTGCCCAATCTTCGCCCGCAGCGCCTTCCATGACTTGACCAGCTTTTTCGACGCTTGCATAGAACCAGCGCTCGGTTTTCTTCCGCTCGGTCACGCTCTCGACTGTGCCGTCATCTTCAACATCGTCGAGGATGATCTTATTCGGCCTGCGCGCACGATAGACCAGTCCGCGAACCTGTCCGCCTTTTCCCCTTGCGACCAGGATCGCGCCATTGGTCAGCTGCATCTGATCCGCCTGCCATTTTTCCACATCTGCTCGCGTCGGCACAAGGTTGCCATACGCAGCCCGTAAAAGTTCATTAGTTTCCAGCTCAATTTTGATATTCTGCAATTGAGTTTCAGCATGATCAGCGCTCTTGCTAATATATACGCAGAAGAGTTTCCCATCAGTGCAGCAATCGTAGAGATTTAAGCCATTTGTCAGTGTGGTCTTGCTGAACCCTCGAGGAACGATGACGTTGTTATGATCGCTCGAGACCATAACGATCTTGCCAGCGGCATTTCGCCTGAATACTGGCAGTTCCGTCGAGGTTGGGTCCATCGGGTCGGCTGCATACTTGAACTCGGTGAGCAGAAATTCATGAGCATCCTCGTAAATTGGGTCATTTAGCCACTCGACCTTTTTGGTCTGCAGGGCGACAATGCCGAGGTGGAACGGGGGCAGGGCGGAAGGGAACCAATGAGGCAAAAAGAAGCGCAGCCAGAACGCTGGATCGAAGGCCCCACGCTCCATTGCGCTTTGCAGAATTGCTTTGCTTTTTACGTCCAGGCTCATTGTGCTTGCCAACCTAAATCTTGCTTAATTTCGCCAATCAGTTGATAGACCCTCGGTGGTCGAACCCCTAAGCGTTCAGCAATAGCTTTCGGTTCAACGTCATCAGACAACAATTCGGCCACTCTTTCCTTAGTTGCTCTTACTTCATTCCGTCTCACGGCACCAGCATCACAGGCGTCGGATCGCCCGGTTGCCAGATCATGGCCTCATCCCACTTTTTCAGGCCCAATAGCGGCGGGTGCTGATACCCGCGAAGGCAATGCGTGATCAGCAGTGGCGAAGCCATATCCAAACCATGAGCATTTGTGACAATTGGCAGGTATTCGTCAATCAGCTTTATATCCCTGCCATCTTTCCAATTGAGCTTGACCTCGACGACGATTGCCATGCTTGCCTCGGGGATCAAAATGACCGCATCAGGGCTACGCATTTTCGGCATCGTCAGGCATTTATACCAAGGCTCGATCAGTAGTCGAAGGTCGGCTTCGGCTCGCAGCGCGTTTTGCAGCAAACGATAAATCCGCCTGTGATATTCTTGGCCGCGCTTCTTGCTGCCAGCCTTGGCCGTAACACGAACCGAGGCGCCCATACGCATAGACGCCTCGTGTCGCCATCGTTCGAGAGGCTTCATTAGAAAGCCAGCAGCAGAGTGAGGAAGAGCAATCCGGCTGGTGTGCCTTTGCCCTGATCGACGCCGATAATGGCTGCAAGGAAGCAGACCACTGCGAGCAGTGCGAACAACAGATCAAGAGTCATCAGACTTCTCCTTATCAGGCGCCGGTAATTTCAGCGCCTCTCTCACATCGTCTTGCGGGACGAGGTATTCAGCGTTCCTGCGCTTGGCCGCAGCGTTGAGTTCAGCCAGCTTGGCATGATCGAAAACATGCTGTTCTTCGAGAACCTTGTGAGTGCTCGATGGGCCATGCCCGCTCCTGTCGAAGCCGAGTTTGGCGGCAGCTGTGAGTTCGTTATTGTCCAGCTCGTCCGCGTCGATCCGCGC